CTGTTGCATCTCCTCGATCATCTTTAGCATACTGTGATTGTGAATCTTTATATTCTGTTATCTTACTCATTATTCTCCTAGCATGGCAGCTAGTCCGCCGTTTGAATTAACAGTTCTGTTTGCAATCTCTAGCATCTTTAATTCCATTACTTGATCATTAGGTTCCATCTTCATAATCTTAAGAGCTTTCTCTCTTGAAAGAGAAGGGTATTGTGTCGTAAGTTTTTTAAGTCTGTCTATGTTTCCTGGACCAGATTTTTGTGTAAAGAAATCTAATGTATCATCACCGTAGACAACAATCTGTTGGCCTTCTGGTAAATCACCACCCAACTCTTTAAAAACATTTTCATTCTTAGCAAGTTCTGGATTAGCTTTTAATTCTTTTATAAACCCTGGGAAAGTTTTTTTAACATATTTGTCATTAGGACTTTCTTTAATAGTATTCTCTAATCTTTGAATTAAGTATTCTGCTTTAGTAAATTTACCTTCCTGTTGTACAGGTATATTTAAAGTTGTATCAGCTGCGCTTGTCTCTGGAAATTTTGTTTCAAAATTTTTAAACATATTTCTATCTAATGTTTTTTTTGGTAAGGGAATTTTGTCTGCAGTTGTAATTGATTTTTTACCAAATTTATCTTTTACTAGTTTTAGTAAACCAGGGATCCCTTCTTGGATAACTTTTTTACCAACAGCATAACCAATACGACCACCGTCTGCTTTACCTTTTCTAATAGCTTCTGGTACAACTTCTCCAACTTCTTTAAATATATCATCTGGAATACTATTTACGGTCTCCAGAATATCTCCTTTTTGAGGACCACTAGTTCTCATATATGAAGTATCTTCTACATACTCATCTGGTATATATCTACCTTTAGTTGTTTCATCGGCCAAACCTTTTCCAGGTGTATGGGACATGTAAACGTCTTCCATTAACATTTCATCATAATAGTCAACCTCCGATTGTTTAAATCTTTGAATTGTCGTTCGACCTGAGTCCAGCTCTTCTGATAATGTGTAATCTTTATATGATGTAACTTTTTCTCGAGGTTGTGCTCCATATTTTGGAGTTGCATCATCACCTAATGCTTTAATTTTTGCTACTAGTTTTAAAAAATGTGGAGGAGGTCCACCGGTTGCTACTTCTTTAGCAACTTCTTTAACGGCTGCCTTTTTACCTAATCCAAATAATCCTGTTTTAAGGCCCGCGATTCCTGCAGCGCCTGCACCCATTGCTTTTAAGAATGCACGTTTGCCCATGGCAAAGTTTTGTCTTGCTGGTCCACCTTCTGCTCTTCTCAATAAAAGTTTATTAAAATCTATTGGTTTTTTTATATCAAATCTAAATTCATTATCTCCAGTTTCAAGATTTTTTATAGCAGAAGCAGTTGTACCCGCGCCGCTGTCAAAACCTATTCCAAGCCTTTTATTAATAGAACTTGCTGGATCTTCAAGAAAAAGTTCGTCATTTCCTTTTTGTATTTTGTCTCTAAATTTATTGTATTGAACATCTCCTAGAAGACTAACAAATTCTGATATTGGAATATCTAAATTTGCAATAAGATTTATAAAAGATTTATTTGAAGTAATACCTTTTGGCGCACCTTGTATTTGTTGTTTACCAGACATAGTTCCGGATCCTTGTATATCAACAAGTTTTTTAATTTTTGATGCTAAATTTTCTGTGTCTTGGCGTTTAAGTTGTTTTGCCGTAAGACCTTCGTTGTATCCCGTTCTCTCACCCAGTAATCCTGCAACACCGCCGCCGGCTAATTCTTCTGGTGGATCTTTTTTATTTTTAAGTCTGTTGATTGAATCTTCGTTTCCTTTTTTTAATCTTTGTAAAATCTGTTCGTCTGTTTCTTGCGTACCACCTAAAATAGGTTTTTCTGTATCTAATTTTTTATTTTTTAAATCAACTACTTCTGCTTTTTTTTGAAATTTGTTTCCTGATAAGGCATTACCAAACTTTTGATTAAACGCTTGGTCTTCTGCTTGTTTAACAAAAGATAATATTTGATTTAATTCACCTTCTGATTTTATTGTATTTGGATCAACACCTAAATTTTTTAATCTTTGCTCTAAAGCATTAGCAGAAAATTCTACAGATTTATTGTTAGCTATAGCTCCTTTTTGTTGAAACATTCTTTTTGCTATAAAGTTTCTAATAATTGATGACACCATTAATAATAATTCCTTTTTCTAGGCACTGATTTTTCTTCCACATAATCCTCGGGGTGAGAGATAAAACCTCCCTGTCTGAATCGCATAACAGCCATAGTCATAGCATCGACTAAGTCATCATGATCACCGTGCGGGAATGCTGCGCATTCTTCTATAACCTCTTCAGCGAATCGTTGCTCTGGTGCCCAGATCATTCCAGACTCAAAGAGAGGTGCACATGTATTAACTCTTACATGTTTATCATTTCCTCGCGATGGTGTAAAGGTAGAAACTGGTATATCCATCTGACGCAATTCATGGGTCAAAGGTAGTCCAGAAGCCTTAGCTTCTACTATAACCGTCTCAGGTTGCCAATATTTATACTGCTCTAATGCTTTACGTCTTAACTCTGGAAACTCAAATCTTTCTTTAATACTATCTAGTAATATTAAATTAGCAGGAGAATCTTCATTGGGATAGAACACACCCCATGTTGTGATAGCACTAAAGTCAGCAGTCTCTTTTTTAAGAAATGCTGTATCATAAGATTGTATGACATGGTGTAGATCTGGTATCCAGTCGTGTTTCCACTTACGCCACCACTCACGTTTTATAATAGCTCCTTCTTCAGATGTAGGTTGTTGCATCCATTGTGCACTCCACTTACCAACCGGTAGTGTAGCTTTAACACTTTCTAATTCTGACATCTTCCAATACTCAGGCCACACCGGTCTTTCTTTTTTTGTTCCGGTATCCAAGAGCGCTGGAAATTCGACCACGTCCCACTTATCTGACTTTGCTTCTTTCTGGTGAGCAAGTAGTTTACCTGTTAGATCTTTAGTAGACCAACGTGTCATTACTACAACAATTTTTCCACCAGGTTGTAAACGTTGACGTGGACCGGATGTGTACCACTCGTAAGCAGATTCCATCGCGGTCGCAGATAGCGCATCCTGTTCCGAATGCGGATCATCAATTATTAATAAGTCAGCACCCCGTCCGGTTATAGCACCGCCGACCCCTGCAGCAAAATACTCGCCGCCTTGTGCTGTTTCCCACCTACCGGCAGCTTGGGAATCTTCTCTTAATCTTGTTTCAAAAACTTTTCTATACTCATCACTATCAATCAATGTCTTAGCCTTACGACCAAAACGTATTGCAAGTTCTCCTGTGTGAGTAGCCTGGATTATCTTTAACTTTGGATTACGGCCCACCATCCAGGCGGGTAGTAAGAATGATGCAAACTCAGACTTAGTATGTCTAGGTGGCATATTTATAATTAGTCTATTAATTTTTCCTTCAGAAAGGTCATTGAATTTTTTAGCTATGTGTCTATGGTGTGAGCCCTCAACAAACTCGGGCCAAACACACTTAACAAAAGACATGAAGTCTCCTCTAGCTTTGTTTCTAATTTTTTTCTCTGCGTGCATTACCTGCAACGTTTTAAATTCTTTTCTTATATCAGCAGGTAACTTACTAATATCTATGTTATTTATTTCCATAAAAATTTTTTATAATTTTTTTTTGCATCAATTAGATGTTCATAACGAATTTAACAGCCTTATCTCTCTAAAACAAGCAATATATACGAAGTAGTGGGACCCCTTTTATATATAAGGTGTATAGGGGGTCGATGGTCTATGCTACGTTGAGATTGGGTCTGGTACCTCTATTGAATGCGAGCGCGGCCGCACAACCTGTGAGTGTGGTGAGTGTGGTCCTACAGGACCACACAGTTGGTACTCGGTTAGTCTAGTAGTACCATGAATGCTTTTGCATTCAGTCTACTGAACTTAGACAATTTCTTTTGCATTGTATTATAATCCTCATCAAACTCAGCTGTCTTGATCTCAATGTATAACTTGTGTTCTGTTGGTGTTAACATCGTTGACTGGTTAGAGTAAGGGTTAGTTGCTTTGATCATTGTGTCCATGTGTATTTTTCCTGTATTGATTAATATATCTATATCCTACACTATCCCTCAGCCATTGTCAACTGTTCTTATTGTAGTGTCTATACATGGTCTGCCACCCCAATCTGTTGATGGAGTTCTAGTCACTTCAATGGGTGTTTCAAGTGCCTCGGTCCTTGGTGCGATGGCTGTGATCTCTTGCATATATGTATTAGCAAAGGCATTGTAACAACCTTGACTACAGAACTTAGAATAGAAACTATTTTGATTGTAATGAGTTTGCGCAACCTTACGAGTTCTTAGAACCTTGCTACCCTTGACACCACGTATTCTATCTTGCGTGTGAGATTTGTGGCACGTTGGTCCATGGCACCAATTATATTCACTCATGATTTGTCCTCAGTCATTTGAAACCTTGCCAAAATTTTGGCATGGCTTTCTATTGCAGTTTCTAAAGTCTTAATTCTGTCCTCTAAGTAAGTTAGTTTCTGTCGTTCATATCGTTCAACTTTGTTTTTTTCTATTACTTCAAAGTGTTCATCATTTAATTGTGTCATAATTAAAACCTCACAGTCCAACTGCCTTTAGCAGTTCTATATCCATTTGCGTCCATATCAAAGTATGTCATCATATGATTGCCAACTTTACTTGTAAAGTATTTGCATTGGTCAGTCCATGTTGCATTTCTTGTGATGTGCTTACCATGTTTAACTGCAAAGTATGTGATCTTGAATTGTTTGTTTAGTTCCATGTTATTTCTCCTGTATGTTTGTTTCTGTATTCCCTATCCTACAACAAGTAGGATAGGTTGTCAACTCTTTATTTTACCAACCACCTCTAATATCATTAGATTCTTTTAAACTATCTGTTGCATTATCTGTATGAGTTTTTAATTGTTCAAGTTCTTCTTTTAGTCTGTTTATTTCTTTTTGATTAGTATGAACTATATCAAACATTTTTTCTGTTTGGCTCATTAGAACATCAATAACATCTGATATTCTTAATTGTCTGTTTAAGTTTTCTAATTGTGTGTTCATGTATTTCTCCTGTATGTTTGTTATAGGGTATTATATCCTATATAATACCCCATGTCAATAGCTTAATTTACCGTTGCTTGTTGCATTACTGCTCTAGCAATAGCTATTTTTTCCTCTCTAGTTTGCTCTACTGTATCTGTTAAAAGATCAGCTAAGTTTGTTGGACTATAAACTGACAAACCCATTGATGAACTTTCGTTCAATATACCCTCATTAAGTACAACACCTAATTTATCAGCTAGGTCTTTTGCTTGGTCAAAGTATCTGTAAGATTTTAAACCAAGTTTAAGTTTTTCCATTTTACCATTGACGTGTTCATACAGTTGTTGATGTGCCATGATAACTTGTTCTCTTAAACTGTTATACATTTTAAACATCTCGTATGTTTCTTGATCTACTGCGAACATTCTACTATGACAATAAGATGTACCAATTGTTGTAAGTTGGAAATCATTTTCCCATTCTTGTTTCATACTAACATCTGTTTTATTATCATTGCTACTTGTTTCATGCCCAGTAAATTTATTGACTTGGCTTTCCATAGTATAATAACTTGGACTTCTCTTGTCGTAGTTCTCTTTGATTGCTACATGAAAGTCAGGGTTAAGTCCTTTTGCTTTAATCTCATCTCTATAATAAGACCTTGCAAACTTTTCTCCTAAACTAAACTTGACGTGTTGTTCATCAATGATTTTATTTATTCTACCATCACTATCAGTTTCAGTTTTCTCTGGTGCAGTAAAATAGAAACAGTTATCTTTGTATAACTCTCCACCACTTCTATTGTATTTAGCAATCATACTTCTAATTGTTTCTATATCTTCTTGTGGTTGATGATGTCTAACAACTGTTTCAGCTAGAACTTTCATTTTAGTTCTTGCCTCATTATAATCAGCTATTGATTTTTTGTGTAGTGCATACTTTGGACTGTTAAGT